GTGTGCTTATTAGTAGTGACGATACTCTTGATTCAATTTTTGCTGCTGGTGAAATGATGGCAAAATATGCCAGCAAACGTGCCGGCATAGGACTAGAGATTGGTCGCATTCGCCCATTGGGTGCACCAATACGCAATGGCGAAATAAAACATACAGGTATGATACCTTTCTTAAAGAAATGGTTTGGTGATTTACGTAGTTGCAGTCAAGGCGGTGTACGCAATGCAAGCTGCACAGTCACATTTCCTGTTTGGCATTATCAGTTTGAAGATTTAATAGTATTAAAAAACAATCAAGGTACAGAAGAAACACGTGTAAGACAAATGGATTACAGTGTTGTGGTTAACAAAATGTTTTGGAATCGTTATAAAAGAAATGAAAATATAACATTATTTGATCCGCATGAAGTGCCAAATTTATATGAAGCATTTTATAGCGACACAGAAGAATTTGAACGTTTATACACATTGTATGAAGGTAAAAAAGGGTTGCGCAAGAAAGTTTTACCAGCAGTAGAAATATTCAAAAATGGTATCTTAAAAGAAAGAACAGACACTGGGCGCATCTACTTGGTTAATATTGACAATGTTATAAATCAAGGTCCATTCGATACTAAAATTGATCCAATATATCAAAGTAATCTTTGTCAAGAAATATTACTGCCTACGAAACCATTTCAGAGAATAGAAGATGAAAAGGGTCGTATCGCTCTCTGTACATTAGGTAGTATAAATTGGGGTGCATTTAAAAATCCACAAGACATGCGAAAAGCCTGTAGAGTACTTGTGCGCAGTCTAAGCAATCTCCTAAGCTATCAGGATTTTTTAAGCATACAAAGTAAGTTGGCAAATGAAGATTTTGAACCGTTGGGTGTTGGTATTACTAATCTTGCCTATTGGCATGCAAAACGACACTTGCGTTATGGTACAAGTGACGGTTTAGCAGAAGTAAAACGTTGGATGGAACATCAGGCGTATTACTTAACTGAAATGAGTGTAGAGTTAGCACAAGAACGTGGATCATGTAAAAACAGTTCACGTACATATTACGGTAAAGGTATTTTTCCTTGGGAGCGCAGGGCAGAAGGTGTAAACGAATTGACCGATTTTAGCCCTAGTATGGATTGGGAATCATTGAGAGAAAAATTAAAACAGTATGGTATTCGCAACGCAACATTAATGGCTATTGCTCCTGTTGAAAGTAGTAGTGTTGTATTAAATTCTACTAATGGTATTGAATTACCAATGGAACTTATTAGCGTTAAAGAAAGCAAAGCTGGAAGTTTTGTACAGGTTGTTCCAGAATATAAACGACTAAAGAATCGTTATCAACTGATGTGGGACCAACAAGATTGCGTAGATTATTTAAAAACAAGTGCTGTTCTTGCTGCATATATTGATCAAAGCATTAGTACAAATACTTTTTATAATCCTGCATACTTCCCTGAAGGTAAAGTAAGTGCTACATTAATTGCTAAAAATTTGATGCTAGGATATAAATGGGGACTAAAGACCATTTACTATAGCCTAATAAACAAAATGGGTTCAAAAGCAGCATTAAAAGATGATAATATTATTGAATTTAAGTTAGAACAATTGGAAGATGAAGAAGCATGTGAAGCTTGCGTACTTTAAGGAGAATTTATGACTAAGCGTAATTACACACAGGACACAGTAAGAAAGTTACAAGGAACAGTACAGATTGAACACACACTAGCAAAAAGAGGCGCAGAAAAATTAAGGTATTTGCTTCACAAAGAACCATACATTAACACATTGGGTGCTTATAATGGTCAAATGGCAGTACAACATGCTAAAGCAGGATTAAAAGCAATTTACTTGAGTGGATGGCAAGTAGCAGCAGCAAACAACACAAGTAATACTACCTATCCAGATCAAAGTTTATATCCAGTTGATAGTGTGCCTAGAGTAGTAAAAGGTATTAACAATGCTTTTCGTAGAGCAGATCAAATTGACTATAGCGAAGGTAAGACTGATGTAGATTACTTCTTGCCAATCGTTGCTGATGCCGAAGCAGGCTTTGGTGGTGCATTAAATGCATATGAGTTAATGATGCATATGATTGAAGCAGGAGCTGCAGGAGTACACTTTGAAGATCAGTTAGCAAGCGAAAAGAAATGCGGACATCTTGGTGGTAAAGTATTAGTACCAACAAGTCAAATGATTCGTACACTTAATGCAGCAAGACTAGCAGCAGATGTTGCAGGTGTTGACACTGTGATTATGGCAAGAACAGATGCAGAGGCAGCTACATTAATTACAAGCGATCATGATCCTTTAGATAAGGAGTTTGTCACTAATGAAAGAACAGAAGAAGGATTCTACAGATTCAGGAATGGAATTGATGCTTGCATCAGTCGCGGCCTTGCATATGCCCCTTTTGCAGATTTACTGTGGTTTGAAACTTCTACACCTGATTTAAAACAGGCTAAAAAGTTTGCTGACGCAATACATGCAGTATACCCAGATCAAATGCTTGCATATAATTGCAGCCCAAGTTTTAATTGGCGTAAATTCTTAAGTGAAGATGAGTGCGAAACATTCCAACGTGAATTGGGTGCTATGGGTTATAAGTTCCAATTCATTACACTTGCAGGCTTCCACAGTGTAAATCTCGCCACATTCGAATTAGCAGAAGCATACAAAGAAAGAGGCATGGCTGGTTATAGCGAAATGCAAGAACGTGAGTTTGCTGCACAAAGCAGAGGGTTCACTACAGTTAAACATCAACGTGAAGTTGGCGTTAGCTATTTTGATTTAATTAGTGAAGCAGTAGGAGCTACGTCAACCGTAGCAAACAAAACATCAACAGAACATGATCAATTTTAAAAATGAGCAAAGAACAATATAATTTACACAAACAAACTAATTATTTAAAAAGGACAATGTTTTTAGATCCAGAAGGACCTGTAACTGTACAAAGATTTGAAGAAGTTAAGTATCCTAAAATCGCAAAGTATGAAGAAACAGCACGTGGTTTCTTTTGGGTACCAGAAGAAATAACATTGACCAAAGACAAGATAGACCATAAAGATGCAAGTGAAGCAGTAAAGCATATTTTTACAAGTAACCTATTACGTCAAACCGCATTAGATAGTATTCAAGGTCGTGCGCCTGCACAAGTATTTGGTCCTGTTATTAGTATTCCAGAATTAGAAGCATTAGTAAACAACTGGAGTTTCTTTGAAACTAATATTCATAGTAAATCCTATAGTCACATCATTCGTAATGTATACGGTGTACCAAAAGAAGAATTTAACAAAATACATGATACAAAAGAAATTATAGACATGGCTGCAAACATAGGTAGATACTATGAAGATTTGCATCAGATTAACTGCAGAAAAGAAACAGGTGAAACAATACCTGAGATGGAACATATTAAGGCAATATGGTTAGCACTAAATGCTAGTTATGCATTAGAAGCATTAAGATTTATGGTTTCATTTGCAACAAGTCTTGCTATGGTGGAAAACAGAATCTACATGGGCAATGGTAACATCATCAGTTTAATATTACAAGATGAATTATTACATACTGAGTGGACTGCATGGTTAATTAATAACGTAGTTAAGGATGATCCAAGATTTGTTATTGCCAAACAGGAATGCGAAAAAGAAGTTTACAGTCTTTATATGGAAGTTATTAATGAAGAAAAAAATTGGGCTGAATATCTTTTTAGTAAGGGTGTTGTAATAGGACTAAATGCAGATATACTTAAAGATTTTGTAGACTGGACTGCTTTTAATCGATTAAAAGATATTGGAATAAAATATTTAGAGAATCATCCTAAGGTAAGTCCTATTCCGTGGTTTAATAAACACGTGAACATTAACAAAAAGCAGACTGCGCTACAAGAAAATGAAAGTACTAACTATGTTATTGGCGTCATGAGTGATGTAGTTGATTATGAGGCATTACCAGAACTATAAGAGGAAATATGAAAGCAATTGTTTGGAGTAAGGATTACTGTCCTTTTTGTGATAAAGCAAAATCACTTTTAAAATTAAAGGGGATAGAGTTTGAAGAAAGAAACATTAATAAAGATTATACCAAAGATCAATTAATGGAAGCAGTGCCTAATGCACGTACAGTTCCTCAGATTTTTATCAATGATGAACTAATAGGTGGTTATACAGAATTACACAGAAAATTAATGGGATAAACATGGATCTTGACATAAATGAAGTATATTCGTTCAAATTAAATAGCGGAGAAGAATTAGTAGCAAAAGTAATAAAAATCACCGATAAAACCGTTGAAATCAGCGAGCCTGTAAGCATTGCTCCTAGTCAAAAAGGAATAGGCATGGTACCTAGTCTTTTTACTACAGATATGAACGGTGTTTTTAGACTAAATATTAATAGTGTTGCAATAGTTGCAGACACTAATGAACAAGTTAAGGTAAAGTATATCGAAGCTACTACCGGTATTACTGTACCAGAAAAACAAATTATATTAGGATAAGGATGCCACAACTTAGTAGAAAAGGGGATACTGATCAACCAGGCGGCGCAATAATTCGCGGCGCTGGTACAGTATTTGCGAATGGTATACCAGTTGGCTTACATGTAAGTCAAATAACACCACACGCACCATTTGGTACACCTCACCCGCCACATGCGGCTGCAACAACTACAGACGGAAGTCCTACTGTTTTTGCAGAAGGTTGCCCAGTGTTAAGAGTCGGTTCAGGAAATAGCTGCGGACATAGCATCGTTCAAGGCAGTCCTGACATTTTTTGTCCATGAGTCTACAGGGTCAGCAAACACCAAATAGTATAAATCTCTTAGCTTCTTTACTTACAAGTAATGGCTTAACCATAAATAGTACTGCTGCAGGATTTATGGGATCAAGCACAGCCGAGTCTAATTATACTAAAGGAACTATAGGTACATCTACTGTATTAAATAGATTGATTGATTCTATCAATTTAGCATATGGTAAAATAGGTGTAGGTGCAAATGATGTAAGCCAAGCAGTTTATGACGCATTAATATCAATTGGCAGTTCTACTATTCCTGCATTAGGAAATTCTAAGCCAGCTACATACACGACAACAGTATCAAATTCACTAGCAAGATACGGGTTTATAAGATTTCCTGCATTGCAGGCACAAAATGAGTTTGTTACAGGTAGCGGAGCATATAGAGATTTTTGTTTAAGTTTTGTTACTGCAATGTCATTTAGAGACATTACTAATCCAACAATAATTTCATTGGCAAATAGCGTAAATTATCTTCAAGGTGTTTATAGTAACATGAACGATTTGATTACTGCCGATATAACAGGTGTTAATCAATCAACACTTTATTGGGGTCAAGATTTAATAAATTTAGGTAGAGCAATTGATTTAGCTAATATAGATAAATTTGGAACACCTAGTATCTTATTAAAAACTCTAAAACAGAACAATGCAATATCACAAGCACTATCTTACGCATTACTATTCAATGGGTTAACCACAACTGAAGTTAATAACTTTTTAAATGGCGGAGAAATTTCTCCTTCACAAGAACAAAAAATTTATAATGCTTTTGTTTTAATTACAGGAAATGATTTAACCGATGTTTTAATACCATTGAACGTGCAAACAACTGGATTACGCTCATTAGCAGATTTATTAAATCCTATAAAATTATTTCCTAATAGTTATGCAAGTTTAACTGTACCAAGATACAATACGACCTCTTCAGCAGCCAATAGTAAAATTTACTATAATATATACTCTAGTGGGGCATTAAGCCCAAATGTAAGAGCTTTTAACTATGGTACTTATTTAATTTCTATATTACCGGATGATGTAAGAATAGCATGTGGTGCATTTTCTTCAGCTATGATGCAAATTAGAAATATACAATCTGTTCCTATAGAAAGGTTTGCACAAGTTGTAACCAATCTAGAAACTGTAAGTGGACTCAATGTGAATGGATCAGATGGTACTCCAGTAAATACAGCAGCGGTTAATAGTGCAATTAGTGCTATTGCTTTGGGTTCAGGAACAAATGGTATTTATTTGGCTACAGACTTTTTTGGTGCAATGTCAGGATTGAATTATAATTACGGTAGAATACAACAATTAATAGTTCAACTACAATCAACAACTCTTTCGACAATTTATACAAACATTTTTAATAAATTGTCTGGCGCAGGTCCATACAACACAGACCTTACTACATTTATAAATCAGGCAAATACCGAAATTACAACAATTAGAAATAATAATTCAAGTGCGTCAACTGAATTGAATACTTTATGGAGTCAAATAGGAACTAATTTGATGAAGGAGACTGCCTCTAGACTAGCAGCACTCCCTTCAAATGCAACGGCTACAACAAGTAGTATAACTTCTTTTGTAGACAACTATAATTCGTATGCTTTGGATACTGGGCAATATCAATCTGCTGCAGTTTTAGAAGCTATATCGAATACAACCAACTTAGGAGGACAAAGTTCAATAGCATTATTGCGTGAAATTCGAAACGCAAACAGGTTAGGATTGTGTGGTTTAGAACTTGACAATAACATTAGTAATAGTCAAACCGTAACTCCGCAATCCACTATAGGGAATGTAACAAGAGTGACAGGTGCAACAACCGTACCTGGAAGTTTTGCAGGATCACCAGACGTTGGTCTAGTTCCCTCCAATTTAGATATATTCAATATATCTACATCTGTCTCAGTACCAACACAAACTCCAAGTCAAGCATTGCAAGATGTATTAGATTGCAATTGTGACTGCTGGGACAATCTTTGAATTGTGATCTTAACTTAATAATAAGTTAAAACCAAAATTCTTGTCTTTTAATAGAACATAGTGTATACTATCGTTCGGAAAGGAAAATTATGAAATTATTAACATTTCTACGTGACACACGTGTTGAAAATATTATAGCAGGATTAGTAATCTTTTTTTCTGCGGTTTTAGTTATGGCTAACGATGATTTATTCTTTGAGGAAGAAGAAGAACAAGTTATTGCCGAAGTAAAACCACAACCAAAACCAGTCGATCATAAACAATTAAAATGTTTGGCTACAAATATATTTTATGAAGCTGGCAGCGAACCTGAAAAAGGTAAACAAGCAGTAGCAAGGGTAGTAATGAATCGTGTTCAACATGGATTCGCTCCTAACCCATGCTCAGTAATTTATCAAGTAAGTACTAAATTAATTCCCATTGATACGGAAGATTATTTAGATAACGACCCCATTATGAAAAAGGTCAAACTTTGTCAATTTAGTTGGGTTTGTGAAAGTGATCGTAAACCATTAAACATCAATGACCCAAGATACAAACAAAGCGAAAGAATTGCATACAATGTATTAGCACATGATGCATATAAGGATGTAATTCCAAGTACTGTTTTGTTCTTTCATAATTTATGGGTGAACCCTATGTGGCCTTATAAAAAGGTAGCACAAATAGGAAATCATATATTTTATGAAAAAACCAAAAAGAAACAACAGAAACCACAGGTATTAGCAAAAGCTTAATATGAAGTTAAAACCTTCGGACCCCGATAAACATTATAGTTTAACTTACCCAATGGAAATTGGGGCTCCGAAGTTTGAACTTGTACCAGTAGAAAAACAAAAAGACATTATGATTAATGTTGCGCGGTTACATGCGCAGCAGGAATACGAACGCATTATGGAAATGGTTCGTGTTTTACAGAAACAAGCAGAACAATTAAGACGTAGATTGGACATCACAGATATGGTTCATAAATGTGAATACCAATTTCAAGTTTATCATAACCAAATTTATCATTTAGGATTTGACTATAGACAGCAAAAACATGTATTATTACATACTGGTCCTAATGATTGGACAACCGGCGCACCTGATCACATTGAATATATAGCAAGAGTACAATGGTTAGGGGACTATACGTGGATGGAGGTTATTGATGAAGAAGTTAGCAATAAGTAAAGACAGAGCTAAAACTGTTCAAAAAAGGATTGAGAGATTGAATAAAGATTCGGAAAATTATGATGCTCTCAAAGATTTTTATTTAAACTTTGAAGATGATAAATTAAAACAAGAAAATGATCCTGAGTGGCGAAAAAATAACCTAGAATATGATTTGCGTAATAGCGAATATATAGTAGAAAAATGTAAGAATAGAGCTTATGCGCAAAACATTTACGCAGCACTTTGCAATAACGAATTTGTAAAAAACGATGTAGTGCCAATCTTAAAAGAAGAATACTGGAGTTGCACATGGCGCTATGCGGGTAGCATTGTAGCTGATTTGCGAGGAGAGGGAGATTATCTTGATTGGTACTGTACTGGTATTAGACACGACGATGGCGAGTTAACTAATAGTTACATTGGTGAAGGCGAGATAACTGATGAAGTAAAAGAGGATTTATTTAAACTAGGTTGGCTAGTTGCAGATACACCGGACTAAATAAAATTGAGGAAAATATATGTCGTATTCTGAAAAGGTTTTAGATCATTATGAAAATCCCCGAAACGTGGGTAGTTTTGATGCTAGCGATCGGTCCATTGGTACTGGTCTTGTTGGCGCACCTGCTTGCGGTGATGTTTTAAAACTTCAAATAAAGGTTGAAAACGATGTTATTACTGATGCGAAATTCAAAACATATGGGTGCGGTTCGGCGATTGCAAGTTCGTCGCTCGTCACGACTTGGCTTAAAGGCAAAACTCTTACGGAAGCAGAAGCAATTAAGAACACAGAAATTGCGGAAGAATTGGCTCTCCCTCCAGTCAAAATACATTGTTCAATATTGGCGGAGGATGCTATAAAATCAGCAATAGCTGACTACCAAAAAAAACATCAAAAGGTGTCTAGTGAGTGATCATTTAGACACTTTTTGGAAAAACCACAATAGCCCAAAAATAACAGAACTTCAAAACAATATTTCAACTAGATCACACAGTGAAACTTATTGTGTTTTGCCATGGATTCACTTTGCAACTCGTCCAAATGGTGATATGAGACTTTGTTGTGGTGCTAACGCAAGTGGTGCAGGAAAAAATCATACCATAGGTTTAGTAAAAAATGAAAATGGTGTACCAGCTAATTTTGCTAGTGAGACACCTTTAAGTGCGTGGAATAATCAATACATGCGTAGTGTACGCAATACAATGTTGAATGGAGAAATTCCTAGTAGTTGCAACAAGTGTTTCGAAGAAGAAAGTAAAGGAGTAGTAAGTAAAAGATTATGGGAAACTAACACGTGGATAGCAGATGGCATTGATGTAGAACAACTAATTAGAAATACTTTTGCCGACGGTTCAGTCCCTGATAATTTAATGTACTTGGACTTACGATTAGGACACACATGTAATCTAAAATGTATAATGTGTAGCCCACATGATAGTAGCAAATGGGTGCAAGATTATAACAAAGTATTTCCCATATTCAAGAGTGAAACAATTAAATCACAACTTTCATGGGATTCAAACACTTTTAATAATCAATGGTTTGAAAGTCAACCTTTTTGGGACGAAATTTACGAACAGATTCCTAATTTGAAACAAGTGTATTTTGCAGGTGGCGAGCCACTGATGCACAAAGAACACAAAAAGTTTTTAGAAGAAATTGTAAGAAGAGGATATGCAGACAAAATCTTAGTAAGATATACTAGTAACGGTTTGCTATTAGATTCTGAAATAATTGAGTTATGGAAAAAGTTTAAAAAGGTAAAGTTTGCTATAAGCTTAGATAATATTAAAGAAAGAAATCATTACATAAGATTTCCTTCTGATTGGGAAACTATAACTAAGAATATGCACATATTAGATAATACTCCTTCTAATATAGAAGTAAGCATCTCTACTGCAATTCAAATACTTAATATAAAAACATTACCTGAATTAGCTAAATGGAAAATACAACAAAATTTTAAAAAAATAAATTTAGAAAATGTTTATGCAGGAGTTCAGGCCGGCGGCGGCATATTAAACATGCATCTATTATACATTCCTACTTTTTTAAGTTGTAGAGTTTTGCCTAAAGAAGATAAAATAGAAATACGTAAGATATACGGAGAGTTTGCAAATTGGTTGTATGAAAATTATAGACAAGATGAGAATTATTGGAAAATTAATCCATATGGTTGGAAAAGGTGGCAAGCTATTTTAGACTTTATGGATGCAGAAGATCATACACACTTACTGCCTGATTTTGCTGAATATATTAAAAATCTTGATTCGATTCGAAAAACTGATTTCTCTCAGTCCTTCCCAGAGCTTGCACATTTACTTTCGTAAGTGGTACGTCTGCTGCACAAGTACAAAAATCTCTTGTGCATATTATAGGCTGATCTGGTAAAGTAAAAGTACCGTTATATATATTACCTAAACTTCCACCTACTCTGCAAGTAGCACGATGTACTTCACCATCCCAATTTATCATTAGACTTTCTTGACCAGCAGTACACGCCCAATTTTTAAATTTATTTTTATGAAATTTAATTATATCATTGGCATGCATTTTTTGTTTGTTGTCAATTATGCAGTTTGGAGCTACAGTTGCCTCTTTACTTAATATCCAATCTAAA